ACAAAGGCAGGCTGGGCTACAACAAAACCGCTGTGGACAAAGGTGTGCAAATCATGGTGGGTGGCCGTGCACGTGGTCAAGGCATCACACCGCTAGTTACTTTGGTACAGAAGAACGCAGCTGGCGCAATGTTTAGCCAGGCAGGCTCTAAAAACAACAGCGACTTTTCACGGCTGCTTACTAACACTTTTGGCAGGCCCCAGCGCGGCTTGTGGCGCTCACGTGCGTTTATTGCAGAGCAGGGAACCGCTGACATTATGAAAGCCGTTGATGAAGTAATCGCAGACGCTAATCGAGCATTAAAAGCAAGGACGGCTGACTAATGGCTATCTACCTACCAATTGTTACGCAATTTAATCCAAAGGGATTGAAGGAAGCCGAAAAGGGCTTTAAGGATTTAGAAGGCGCGCAAGCCAAAGCGAAGTACGCGCTGGGCAAAGCCAACAAGTATGCAGCCGTAGCACTTGGTGGTTTGGTTGCTGGTCTTGGTGATGCTGTCAAGGGTGCTATGGAAGATGAGCAAGCCCAAGCAATGTTGGCGCGTCAGTTACAGAAAACGACTGCAGCCACTGATGCACAAATTGCAGGCGTGGAGGCTTACATAACCCAGCAGGGCAAATTAAAAGGCGTTACTGATGATGAGTTACGCCCGGCACTTGCTGGACTTGTCAGAGCCACGATGGACATTGACGAAGCCCAGAAAGCCGCCAACTTGTCTATGGACATTGCAGCCGCTAAAGGGATAAGCCTTGAGACAGTTACTAAGGCTATGGAAAAGGCGTATGGCGGCAACATGACTGCCCTGGCAAAGCTGTCACCAGAGCTACGCCAGATGATTAAAGACGGCGCAAGCATGGAAGAAGTCATGGCTGAGATGGCTGTCACTTTTGGCGGTGCGGCTACTGACTCTGCTAACACTGCTGCAGGCTCAATGAAGCGTTTAGGCGTTGCTCTTGGTGAAGCCAAAGAAGGCGTGGGCGCTGCACTGTTGCCAATTCTTGAAAAGGCTTTGCCGGTCTTGCAATCGTTCGCCACGTGGGCACAGGACAACCCAACACTAATCACGGCTGTCGCTGTTGCTTTCGGTGCTTTAGCCGCTGCAGTTGTTTTGGTTAATGCGGCCATGGCGTTAAACCCTGCAGTGCTGATCACGGCTGGCATTGTTGCTTTAGGCGTTGCACTTGTAATGGCCTACAAAAAGTTTGACACTTTCCGCGCTGTAGTCAATGCAGTAATCAACCAAGTAGCCAGCAACTTTGAGTTCATGGCTAATGCGTTTATCACAATGATTAACGTAGTTATTAAAGGCATCAACTTAATTAAGCCTGGCAAAGACATTGGCTCACTTGGCCAAATCAGCCTTGGCCGTTTAGGTGGTGAAGGTAGTGCATCTGGTGGCGCTAACCCTGCAGGACTTGATTATAAAGCAATGGCTACTGGTGGCATTGTAACTAGCCCTACTTTGGCGCTTATTGGTGAGGCAGGCCCAGAGGCTGTAATACCTTTGTCTAAAGCTGGTGGCATGGGTATGAACATCACAGTAAACGCAGGATTAGTCAGCACACCCGACCAAGTAGGTCAGGACATTATTGCTGCCATCCAAAAGGCCCAGCGCCGTAGCGGAACGGTATTTGCCCCAGCATGAGTGTCCCTACTATGCAGGTGCTGGTGGGCTTTCAAAGCACTACTGGCTTCGGCACACCTTTTCAATTAAACGATGCTTTCTATGGTGTTTTAGACACTGCAGGCCGTGGCACCCTTGGTGGTGTCACCTTTGTTGATCTCACCAGCCTTGTCGAGAATGTCAGCATTACACGTGGCCGTTCACGCCAGTTAGACCAGTTCAATGCCGGCACTGCTGTTATTGCTTTTGACAACGCCAGTCAAGTGCTTAACCCAAGCAACACCTCAAGCCCTTACTACCCGTTCGTGTTGCCTAGGTGCCCGGTACAGATACTTGCTAATGGCATACCCATTTACACCGGGCTAATTACTGACTGGAACCTTGACTACGACATCAGCAACCAAGACATGATGTACGCGTCATGCTCTGACAACTTCACAGTGCTTGCTAACCAGTCACTAAACGCTGTGACCCCATCAGCACAGGCCACAGGTGCACGTATTAACGCAGTGCTAGACCTTGCGGAGATTAACTACCAAGGCGCTCGATCTATTGACACAGGCTCATCTACCCTTGGCGCTTTTGCTATCAGCCAAGACACAAACTGCTTGAACTATCTGCAGCTGATTAACACCAGCGAGCAGGGCTATCTGTTTATGAGCGCTAACGGCACCTTGACTTTTAAGGGCAGGTCTAGCGTTCTTAACCCGGTGGCTGGCGCTACTTTCAACACTGACGGCACAGGGCTTAGGTATCAGTCACTCATTAACCAATTTGGTGACGAGCTGCTCTACAACTACATAGTGACTCAATCGCCAGCAGGGGCAAAACAAGAAACCAGCGACTCTTCAAGCATTGCGCTTTATCAAGCTCAACAGTATGCGCTGACGGACTTGCTTAACAGCACGACCACAGAAGTTGCTGGTCTAGGTAATTATCTACTCGGCAAATACAAAAACCCGGTGCTTAGGTTTACAGGGCTATCTACCGAAATGTCAGCGCTATCGGCCACAGATCAGGACATTGTGCTGAACCTTGACATGACGAGTATCTGCACAGTGGTTAAAAACTTTGTAGTGGGCACCCCAGCCACAGAGACACAGACCCTTATTGTGTCCGGCATTAGTCATAACATCACACCTGGCAGCCATATTGTTTCGTACACTTTTGAGAGTACGGACGGCAACCAATACCTCACCCTGAACGATGCAATCTTCGGAACGCTTGACAATAACCTTCTAAGTTTCTAAAGGAGACAATCATGGCAATAGCACCTAACACCACATTCACATCAGGGCAAATCCTGACTGCCGCACAAATGAACGCGCTGCCTTGGGGCGTTGTCGCGTTTGGTTCGGCAACAGCGAACGACACTTTTACCACCGAAGAAACAGAAATAACTGCTTCGGCTTTTACGGCAGTTGCCAACCGTTACTACCGAATCACATACGTTGAGCCAATTCTTTACGGCGCGCAAAACGGCGTAGTAGCAATGAGAATCAAAAACGGCGCAACCGAGTTACAGAAAACTTATGTCATGACTAATGCATCGTATGAAGGTAACGGATTGTCGTTTGTGGTCAAAACTTTTACCGCTGGATCAGTCACCATTACAGGCACATTGGCAGTGATAGTTGGCACAAACGGCACTGCGCAACGTTCAGCGACAAACCCCGGACAACTTATCGTTGAAGATATCGGCCCTGCATAATGCGTAAAAGCCTAATTCTACTGGTGATTTGCGCATCGCTAAGCGCTTGCGCAGACCGTGAACGCCTCAACTGCCCACCAACAAAAAACAAAGCCCTACGAGGCGTAACCGAAACAATCACCCCAACAACACAAGCTCCTGCCTATGGCACAGGCGGAAAGTGCGTATGAAACCAGACAACAGACACACAAACGAAGAAATTAAAGCACGGCTAATTTTTGTTGTAGCCATTGGCTTAACAGTTGCATTTCTTGCTTCAATCTTGGCATTGCTCTACGGCCTACTATTCGTGACACAACCTCTCGAAGTCAGCCCAAATGACGATTCAGCATGGGCCGTATTGTCGCCAATGCTTGCCACATTGACAGGCGGACTCTTAGGTGTTCTTGCAGGCAACGGCCTCAAGGACAGACCGAAAGACCCACCTGCACCATGACCGTTAGACCGTACCCGTACTACCCATCATGGGATGGCAAAGGCACACAACCCGTCACCGCCAAACTTGTAGAACTTTGTGGCAAACGCTGGGGCATGACCTCACTAGGCACATACGCCAACCGCCCAATGCGAAACAACGCAGGTCTATCTGTACACGCCACCGGATACGCAGCTGATCTGAAATACAAAGACGAAACTCAGGCACGTATTATTTGGGACTGGTTTCTAGCCAACAGCAAAGCCCTAGGACTGTGTGAGCTGCACTGGTACGCCTATGGCGAGTATGGCGCTGGCTACCGCTGTAGTCGAGGCGAAGGCAAAGCTGGTGTCAAAATATTTACAGCCACAGACAATGCAGGCTCATACCAGGGCTCGCCTAATTGGCTGCATATTGAACTAGCCAAGCAGACCCCAGAGCATTTTGAGGCTCAATTTAGGGCACTTAAATAGGATTCCCAGACACTGTTTGAGCAGTGCTGGGACTAGGTGGTGGGTACTTTGTTTCCATTGGGTATCCACCACCGACTTTCTAAATTGTGTAAAGTAACCACCGCTACTCAAATAGCAGAAAGTCAGAGGAAACATGACATACACCGACCTACCACTATTCCGGGCTACAGACCCCGAAACGTCACGGCAAATCAGCCCTATCAGAGTTGGCACCCACAGGGCTCTGCTCCTCGAGCAGTACTTTTACGCAACTCTCGGCCTGACCGATGAAGAAGCAGGCGCTCGGGCCGCGCTTGCCGGACATGAAATAAAGGGCTACTGGAAGCGTTGTAGCGATTTACGCACCATTGGACTAATCCAAGACTTAGGCATCCGTAGAGCGCTCCTGAGTGGCTCTCAGGGCATTGTGTGTGGGATAACGCAGTCTGGGCTTGACATGGTTAGGGGCTGGGCATGACCGATACCCAATTTATTTACAGTTTTATAATGGGATGGGTCTCCTGCTGGCTATGGCTCAAAATGATGGCCAACAGACCATGATTCAACACTGGGGCTATGTCCCTCTAAGGTCTAAAGATAAGAAAACCCTCGTACAGGTCTTTATCGATCTGGACACAGGACTGATTGAGTACACCCAAGTCTGCCAACGTGCAGAGTCTTGGCACTCATGGGGTCTGCCTACAGAAGTTGAGAGAGTTGATTAAGAAACTCATGGCACTAACGCTTATCACCGCTTTATCCGTACCAGCCCACGCAAGTGCAGCTGCTGACCCACACGCCAAATACAAGGCCGTACTGCCTGACGCTTACTACGATCAGTTAGCCCGGTGCGAAACTGGTGGCAACTGGCAACACAGCACAAAGTCCTACACAGGTGGGCTAGGTATTCACCGGCAGACTTTCCGCACCTGGTCTAAC